GTTATAAGATCTTATTATTCTTTATGTTTTCTAATTCTCTTTATGCCCCAGTTCTTATGATTAAATTCTTATTTGTCTAGATTTCTTATGTGATCTTGGACTACATTGTATCACAAGAACTCTTTTTTGTCAAGAGGGGACACATAAGAAATCCAAATACCCCTCATAAGAAATCCAAATACTATAAGACTTCGTGATTATACCTTATAAGTCATCATAAGATTTCACACTATATCTCTACTTTTCAATGTTCTATCCTGATTTCGTTATTATAAGATAAGAGTGCTTATAAGTCAACACTTGACAGACCTATAAGAATATGAGTAGAATAGGTTTGTTACCGATGAAGATAAGGGTATAAGAGCTTATAAACAATCAGAAACGTTTCCGAAGGAAATTACCCCGAAGGGGTAAGAATAGAGTATTATAAGGGAAAGATACTAAGACCTTATTTCAACCCCCTTCCTGGGGCATACAGATGCCTCTGAGAAGCATTATAAGAATTAGAATCAATTCGTGATTAGACCTTATAAGTTTAAAAATCGAATCTTATAAATAAATACAACTATTCAAACTCAAAGAACATTCGTTGAACTTTCCTACGGGGTCAAAAGTCAACTAATGTCAAAGAGTAAGAATAAAACCATATAGAATACCTGAGGGAGTTAGAACACGGTCTCCGTCGAAATAAAATCGTTAAGTATTTCTAATACTTAGAAAGATCCAATTAGTGAGAACGACAAGAATAAAAAAGTTAATCCTTGGATTGTAGATTCCTCTGCGAATTTATAAGAATCTTAAGGAGGTTTTGCTGTATGTAGAATTACTTCGTGATTAGAAAGCAGTCGTATAAGAATTTGACAGAAGAAGAAAGATGCCCTATAATAAAACAATCCTGATTCGTGATTAGAGTCTTATCGTATAAGACTTTCATTTCACATTTTACAATGTTCTTATACTCACACATTCATTCGTGTATATAAGAAAATCGTATACAACTGAATAAATATGCTTATGACTTTTTATTTCCTTTGAGACTTATTCGTGTTTAGAGTCTGTTCGTATAGGAATTCAAAATCAATCACATTTGGTGTCTATGTCTTATAAGAACATTCGTGTATGATTTTGATTCGTTTATACGGGCAAGTATAAGAACAACGTATAAGGACTCACACACAGTCTCATTCGTGTTCTTATCTTATTCGTGTAATACGGTTGACGTAGACAGTTATATCTGGTAGACTTATCGTTCAGTCATTCGTTCACCCTGCTTCTTACGTCTTATGTCTAGTTCTTATCTTGCCGCACAAAAGAATAGGTATCGCATCACATTAGAGATTGAAGCATTAGAAGATTTCAATCCACATCAGATTGATTGGAAAAAGTTATTCAAACTAGAACCCAATGAGAAGGTTAGATCTTATGTCGAAGATCTGAATGTTCGTTGGTAACTTATACTGAAACATACAGATCTTCGTATATGTTTATACTCAGAACAGTTTTTTCGTAACTGAGAACTCACAATTATTATCTCTACGTGAGTTCTTATAAAGAATAAACAACCCTATAAGATGATGTAAACAACTCGTTGTGTTATTCTAATACACAATGAATTGTTCGTTTCTTATGTAAAGAACTGTTCTGAGTATAAACATATACTGAAAAGTGGGGGCAGACAGTATAAAAAATAGCACAAAATATAACGAATAACACACGAATAACACTTATTCGTTATTCGTGACAGCAGTTATTATGATTGTTTCTTATTCTTTATATTTTGCGTAACGCCCCCCTTTAAGATTTTTAAGACTTTCTAACCTACAAGGATCTACACTCACGAGCGTTCTATACCTCCCCTGCATATAAAAAAATCCCCCAGGAAAAATTCACCCCAAATACCCTTTTAGATAAAAAAATCCCGCAGAAATTTTTTGTTATGAAAAGAAGAACCCCCTATTGGAATTTTTGGAAGGTTGTGTTTGCTGGGTGGTTGATCCGATATCCGAAGCAGACTCTGCGTATTATCGGAGTGCCCATTGGGTTTCTGATTGTCATCATATATAATGCGTTGGCAAAATAAACCAATGCACAAAATTTATCACATATATGCAAAGGATAAATGTGTTTATCATTCAATTCGTGAAGAAGAATTCCCAGTGATTTGGAATACTATAAAGAACTTCGTGAGCATCGCAAACACGGAGTATAATGTGTGTGACCTCTCATATGAGGAACTCACACTGAATTCCGAGGTGGTGCGTGATTCTTCTCATTAATTGACAAGTTCTAAATAAACGATTAAAATTGTATTGAAAATTATTAACTATTATGGCAAAAGGATTCACTGTAAAAGCAAAAACTCCCACCGTTTCAAAGGAAGCACAGTGGGATTATGATGCGATTAAAGAAAGAATGAAAGGTAAATCAATTGTCTTCTGTCTTCCCGGTAGAGGGTGTTCATTTACATTTCTGAAAAGTTTCGTACAACTCTGTTTTGATATGGTTCAGAATGGAATGAGCATTCAGATCTCACAAGATTACTCATCAATGGTAAACTTTGCTCGTTGTAAGTGTCTAGGAGCAAATGTTCTCAGAGGACCCAATCAGATTCCTTGGGATGGAAAACTCAATTATGACTATCAACTCTGGATTGATAGTGACATTGTGTTTAATACTGAAAAGTTCTGGCAACTCTGTGATCTTGCATTGACAGAAGATGAGGAAGGAACTACCGTAGAAAACGAAATTGTTGCTGGTTGGTATGCAACAGAAGATGGTCATACCACATCTGTTGCTCACTGGTTGGAAGAAGATGACTTCCGAAAGAATGGTGGAGTGATGAATCACGAAACCGTTGAATCAATTTCAAAACGTAGAAAACCATTTACAGTTGATTATACTGGATTTGGTTGGGTTCTGATTAAGAAAGGAGTATTTGAAAATCTTGAGTATCCTTGGTTTGCTCCAAAGATGCAGGTTTTTGAATCTGGGAATGTTCAGGATATGTGCGGAGAAGATGTATCATTCTGTCTCGATGCAAAAGATGCTGGATTTGAAATTTGGTGTGATCCACGAATTCGTGTTGGTCACGAAAAAATTAGAGTTATTTGATAAAGGAGAATCATTATGGCAAAAAGACCGAATCTAAACGGACAACAAATTGAATCAACTCCCAAGAACACCCGTCAGGGTCTAGGGAAGCACACAAAGTATTCCGCAACCTCTCGGAATGGTGCAAGAAAAAAATACAGAGGTCAGGGAAAATAATTTATGTATCACCTGGAGGTCTCCTCAGAGTGGAATACAATACATTCAGAGGACCTCTGGGTTTATAATAAACTGATACTTAGTCGGGTTTTAGGATATAACTGTGGTCCAGCAGGGCTCTCGGTTCCTAAACCCGATTTTTATATTGTAAGACCTTCTATGAACCTTATGGGTATGGGCCGTTTTTCTCGTATAGAATTCATTGAAGACTCAACAGAACATCTACATCCCTCAGAGTTCTGGTGTGAAGTATTCTCAGGAGAACATTTGAGTGTGGATTTTAGAAGAGGAATACCGAGTCTTATTGTGAAGGGGGAAAGATCGCAGCAAAACGCTCTCTATAAGTGGTCTAGATGGTATAAGGTGAATCGTGAAGTTGAATTTCCAAAGATGTTGAATTCATTCAAAGAAACATATGAATGGATTAATTGTGAATTTATTGATGGAAAACTTATTGAGGTTCATTTTCGTAGAAATTCTGACTTTAGATATGGGAATACAATTGCAATACCAGTCTGGAAAGGAGAAGATATGAATATAGATAGTAAGTATACATTTGTGGAGGATGAGGATTACCATAGACTTGGATTTTTGATTGACAACGACAAGGGATAGAAACCCCTTTAAAAGTTCTGATTTTCAAATCAGGAGAAAACAAATGTCACAATCAGATAGAAACGCTGAATACATGAGAAAAATGTGGGGAACAAATCGTCTAACATCTGACTACGGAGCATTTTCAGAACAAAAGATGCTTCGTGAAATTAATCACGATGATTACACTCCCAAAAGACATGATTTTGCAGTTCAAAATGAAATTCATGAAAAGATCCGAAATGACAATGATTATGATGACTGGGAATATGGAACCGAACCTCTTTATCAAATGAATAAATAATATAGATTTATTTTATTTCATGCCTTTAGAAAGGGTAAGCAGAGGATTTAAAGATTTAAGCATGACGTTTCAGGCAAATCCCCTGAACTACGATCTCATTGCACTTAAAAATGAAAGTGCTATTGCTAGATCTGTAAGAAATCTTGTGCTTACCCAACCCGGTGAAAGATTCTTTAATGAGAATCTAGGATCAAAAGTAGGTAGATCTCTCTTTGAAAACTTAGATGATATTTCAGCATCAATTATAAGAGATGAAATAACCAACACTATTAATAGATATGAACCAAGAGTGGAATTAATAGATGTAATTATTTCTCCTAATTATGATAATAACGAATTTAACGTTACAATCAACTATAAAATTATTGGAATTGATGTTCTTCCTCAACAGTTGTCATTCGCACTTCAGCCAACACGATAATGGCATTAGTTAATTTTACTAATTTAGACTTCGATCAAATAAAATCAACTCTTCGTGAGTATCTACGCGCAAATTCAAATTTTACTGATTATGATTTTGAAGGATCAAATCTATCAGCATTAATTGATGTTCTTGCGTATAATACTTACATCACCTCATACAATGCTAATATGATTAGCAATGAGGTTTTTATTGATAGTGCAACTCTTAGAGAAAACGTAGTATCCCTTGCTAAGAATATTGGATACATACCAAGATCTAGAACATCATCAAGAGCAGTCATATCTTTCTTTGTCAATACATCTACACTTTCTACAAATCCAATCAGTCTAACTCTTCAAAAAGGATTGGTTTGCACCTCAAATGCTTTTGGAAATACGAGTTTTACTTTTTCTATTCTAGAAGATGTCACAGTTCCAATTATCAATGACATTGCTTTTTTTGAAAATATCGAAGTTGTAGAAGGGACATACCTAACACAGAATTTTACAGTAGATGTTAACAATTTAAATCAAAGATTTATTCTAAGTAATGCTAATATTGACACATCTACAATTAGAGTAAACGTTAAGAATTCTCAATCAAGCACAGTAACAAGAAAGTTTTTACTGTCTGATAGTCTTTTTAATGTTACTCCTAGATCAAAAGTATTCTTTATTCAAGAAATAGAAGATCAAAGATATGAATTAATTTTTGGAGATGATATTTTTGGCAAAAAACTAGACAATCAAAACTATATTAATGCTTCTTATGTCATAAGCAATGGGGAAAATGGTAATGGATTGACTTCTTTTGCCTTTTCAGGAAGAATTATTGATAATAATGGAAGAGTTGTTCCAACTGGTATATCTCTTATCAGCACAATTTCACCTTCTCAGGGGGGTTCTGAGATTGAATCGGTAAATTCAATTAGAAATTATGCTCCAAGAATATACTCTGCACAGAATAGAGCAGTAACTGCAAATGATTATGAGGCATTAATTCCAAGAATTTACTCAGAAACAGAGTCAGTTTCTGTTTTTGGAGGGGAAGAATTAGATCCTCCAAGTTATGGTAAGGTTTTTATCTCAATTAAACCTAAATCTGGACCATTTGTTCCTAATTTAATTAAAGATAATCTAAAAAGACTGATAAGAAAGTATAGTGTAGCAGGAATTGTTACAGAAATACTTGATCTAAAGTACCTTTATATAGAAATTGACAGTTCAGTTTACTATAATGAGAATCTTTTTTCGGAACCAAGTGAGTTAAGAAGCATCATTATCAATAATATCATTAATTATTCTAGAGAAAATTTGAATAATTACGGAACTAGATTCAAATATAGTAAATTTTTAAAACTTATTGATGATAGTAATCAATCTATTACCTCAAATATCACAAAAATAAAGATAAGAAGGGATTTAAGAGCATCATTAAATACCTTTGCAAGCTATCTTATTTGTTATGGTAATCCAATTTATCCAAATCAGAAAGGATTTAATGTAAAATCATCTGGATTTGTGATTAATGGTAATCCAAATACACTTTACTTAACAGATTTCCCGAATAAAGATGGAAAAACAGGAACAATTGTATTTTTTAAATTAATAAGTGAGACTGAATACGAAATTGTTAAGACAAATGCAGGAACTATAGATTATGAAAAAGGTGAAATTAATTTAAATCCTGTAAATATTGCAAGAACTTCAAGAATTGAAGGAGAAGACTCAATAATTCAGATATCAGTCACTCCTAAATCAAATGATATCATTGGAAAACAGGAGTTATATATTGTAATAGATATTAATAGCAGTACTATTAATATGATTTCTGATAATATATCATCTGGATCTGATATCTCCGGATCAGATTTTATTATCACATCAAGTTATACAAATGGAAATCTTGTAAGAAGTTAAAATGCTAGAGAATAGAATTAAAATTAGTTCAATCGTAGAAAATCAACTTCC